CTTTTTTGGTATTTAGGGTTCAAACCTGGGGAGGATGGGCAATGACTTCGATGTGTCAACCCTTCAATAAAAAAGCATCGACCCGCTATGGTCAAAAGCTTCCCCTTCTATCCGCTGTACGAGCGTTGTCAATAAGCCTCGGTATAGCACTTAATCAGATTAGCACCCTTTTTTAGGGTTTCTGATGGGGATGGGATAGATTAAATGCCTGCCAATTCGCAGACCTAAAAGGGATGCTTAAATAGACATCGTATGCCCTAAACACAATAAAAATGACAAAAAACCTACTTTTTAGCGACCTTCCGTTTGATTCTGACAACTTTCAGATAGCATGGCAGGATTGGGAGCAACACCGGAAACTTATGAAAGAGCCATTGACAGAGATATCACGCAAAAGGCAGTTACGCTTTCTTGCGGGTCTTGGAGAGGAGATGGCAATACAGAGCATTGACAACAGCATCAACTACAACTGGACCGGTTTATTTGAACCAAAACCGGTTAAGTGGCAGAACGAACCTAAAATGTATCCTATCGCAGTATGGGATGGGAAAAAGTACGGACAATGAATTACCAAGACGGATTGCACTATAACAAAACACTAGAGCAGTATGTAATCGGCATCTGCATTCTTGAACCTTCAGCATACGATCAGATTTCTCCCATCCTATCTTCCAAGCAATTCTATGATAGCCGGAACGGGAAGGTATTTGAAGCCATAGAAGGTCTGCGTAAAGAGGATAAGGTCATAGACCTAATGAGTGTGGCTGACCGGTGCATGCGCCATCTCAAGCTTGACCGGACAATCCTTGGGGAGTTGATGGCGTGTACCAACATGGTGACATCATCGGCATCTGTGATGCAGAATGCCTATGTGCTGTCACAAATGTACCGGATGCGGGAGGTCATAAAGATTACCTATGGCGGTATTCCGGCTGACATTGACCCTATGGATGCTATTAACCACCTTGAACAGCAACTTAAGGCATTAAGGACTGAATCTATCATCAGCACAATGGCACTTCCGGATGCCATTATGAAGCTTTACAAGTACCAAGAGATGGTGCAGACCCAAGACCTAATGGGCATCAGTACCGGTTTTAAGAGCGTAGATGCCGCAACATCCGGATTCGTAGATGGAGGACTTTATGTAATAGCGGCACGACCTTCGGTAGGTAAGTCAGCGTTCATGGGCAGGAATGTCCTTGGAGCGGCAATGTCAGGTAAGGCGGTAGGCATCATTCAATTAGAAATGTCAATAGAGCAGACCGTAGCGAGGATGTCAAGTCTTTATTCAGAGATACCCTATCAGAAGATAATTACCGGTTTTCGGTACGATGAGAGCGTCAGGGATAAGTTTTACTCTGCCATGAATGCCATGAGCAAGTACGAAATCAACATCAACCCATCAATCAACCTGAATATAGAGGCTATCAAGTCTTTCAGTTATGCCATGAAGAATAAAGGCAAACTGGATATTCTTTTCATAGACTACTTGCAGTTGATAGATCAGAAGGGGGGTCGCTCCCGTGAGCAGGAAGTAGCCGCCATCAGTCGGGGACTTAAACTGCTTGCAAGAGACCTATCTATTCCGGTCATAGCCTTGAGTCAGTTGAATAGAGGTGTGGAGACAAGAGCCATAAAGAAGCCGGTATTGTCCGACCTTCGTGAATCGGGTGCTATTGAGCAGGACGCAGACACCGTCATGTTCATACATAGGGATGAGCAAGTAGGGATAGAGATTGATGAACAAGGCAACAGTACAAAGGGAACTGCTGAACTGATAATAGCAAAGAACCGGAATGGTAGCAAGATGAGCATACCAATGAAGTTCGATGGTGAACGCATGAAATTCTACGACAATGACGAATATCTCAAAAGTATCGGAATCTAACCTTCAGATACAATGTGTCAAGTGGTTCGATTTGCAATACCCTAATTGGTCGCAGTTCCTATTCCACATTAGAAATGGGGGTAGCATGAAAAGTGCAAGGGAAGGTCGCAAGTTTAAGCTGATGGGTGTACGAAAGGGAGTTCCGGACCTATTCTTGAGTGTACCGAACGATGAGTTTCATGGGTTCTACATTGAGCTAAAGAAGCCAGGTGGTAAGCCATCCACAGAACAAGTGACATCCGGATTAATGCTTGAGAACCTTGGTTACAAGTTTATGATTATTGATGACATTGAAGTATTTATGACAGAGATTAAAAGATATTTTATATCAATATAAAATAATATAGAAATTATTTGGATTATTGATTGACTTCACATAGCTTTGTTGTGCATTGTGATTTAAGGATTTAGGGTTTTTTGATGAACAGAACCCGCCTAATGTTTCTACATATGGGCGGTAATTAGTCAGGTGGTGGAATTGGTTAGACGTTATCTTATGTGGAGAGCATATGGTATAAACAAGGTTACATGGTGCTTATCCATGACTTTGTACGGGTTCGAATCCTGTCCTGATTGCAAAATAAAATGTTAAGTCATGGTAAATGTATTTTTTAAAGCAAAAAGATTAGACACAGGTAAATGGGTTGAAGGTTTTTTCACAAAAAAACAAAAAGATGGTCTTTTTGTTCCTGTAATTGAAGTCATTAAAGAATGGGATTCAGGGGATTATATTGAATATTACGAGGTTGATGAAGATACGATACAACAAGCATAATACAATAAAACAGTCAGGTGGCGAAATTGGTTAGACGTTTTATGTATTTGTGATATAAAAAAATTGCTATGGTCAGAGTCTCGGCAGAGTTACCGCATAGGTGGTGTCCAGAACACCTAAGCAATACATAAGATGGTGTACAACAATACAGGTTCGAATCCTGTCCTGACTACTCACGCAGTTCGATTCTGCTCGCTCACCGAGATTTGGAAAAGGAAACCGTACAGACGGTTTGAAAAAGCAAGTACGATGGCATGACATCGGGGTGTGACAGCTCGGAAAGACGGGCAAATAGTCGGGTGGCAGAGTGGAGAATTGCAAATACATTGGGTTAGCGTGTGTACAGCGTGACCTAAAAGAGACCCCAATGTTTTCAGGTCTGTTCGATTCAGACCCCGACTTCGGTGTTTTTCATAGGTTAGCAATCGACAACCGGCTGTGTTTCTACACGGGCCGGCTTTTAAAAACGAAAGCACATGGATAAATTAATGTTGGTCTTTGCAGTATTGCAGATGTTGGCAGTTGCCGCACTCTGTATAGTATGTATCAAATGGGCATTGGATGCCTACAAAGAATCGGATCACTATGCTAAACGCATTAAAAAAGGTCGTTGGGATGATTGAGGAGTCCGCAAATCCGAACCCCCTACATGCCCAGGAAGGTGGTAACCACTACAAAAAGATGCAGATTCAGCCGGTAGAGTTCATACACAAGAACAACATAGGATACCTTGAAGGATGTGTGATAAAGTATCTGTGCAGGCATCGGGATAAGGGTGGATTGCTTGACCTGAAGAAAGCAAAGCACTACATTGACTTGATCATCGAACTTGAATATCGTAATCAACTGTAAATTCCAAACAAATGGCAGAGTTTAATCTTGAGACTTACTTGGAGTCTATCCCTGAATGCAAGGGAAACATGAACAAGAATCAGCAGAAGAAACTGGACACCCACCCTGACATGCGTGGTTATGTCCGAGTGCAGGGGCAAATCTATGAGATTGCAGGATGGGTAAAAGAAAGTTCCGGTAAAAAGCGTCTGAGCATCAGCCTGAAGCCGTATTCCGCACCCCCTCCGACACCCCCTGCTCCCGTCACACCCAAGGCAAAGTACAGCAACGATAACGTTGAAGATTTACCCTTCTAACCCCATAAACCCCCCTAAATCCCCATGAGCTATTCTAAAAAGCAGCAGATTCTTAACTTCTTGCAAGCAGGAAGGGGAGTCACCGGTCACACGGCATTGTATCATTTCGGTGTGTATCGCTTGAGCAGCACAATCCATCGCTTGCGGCAGGAAGGACACACGATTCATACGGAGATGATTGAGGAAGATGGCCAAACGTATGCGAAGTACATTTATCTATCCCCCCCTAAGACCCCCCGTTCC